CGTACAGACTTCTCAAGCCTGAGAATGTCACAAGCGTAGTACCCCTTTCCTCTATTCTTAGAAACGAGGTGTGACATGGAACTACATGAAGCACCTGCATTGTACGAAAAAGTTATACACTACAACGAAGACAAAGAGCTACAAGTACGACTCACAATCAATACCTTCAGAGGTATAGAGTATCTACACGTAAGAAAGTATTACTTAGATTTTACTGAGGAGTGGAAGCCCTCTCCCGAGGGTGTAGCAATGGAGTTAGATTTCAATAACTCCAGAGAGCTTTTTTCAGGATTACTAGAGATACTGTCGTTAGCAGAATCCAAAGAAATCATAGAAGAACATTTTAAAGATTATATAGACGAAATCTATAAATAGTTCTTGACTTTCTCTGGTGTTGTCTGTATAATATACAGTATTCCAGCGAGAGTTTTATGAAAGATTTTTTAGATAAAGCAAGTAAGCATTACTATGAAGGTGATCCAATTATCACTGACGCAGAGTTTGACTCTTTGGCAGATAGATTTGGATACAACAGAGTTGGCTATACAGTAACCGACGGTATACCTCATCTTTTTAGAATGTACTCTTTGCAAAAAGTTTTTTCAGAGACGGATTTACCGGAAGATATCGGTAACTATGTCTGCACTCCAAAACTGGATGGAGCAGCAGTATCTATTCTATATGTAAAAGGTATGCTCGCCCTAAGCCTCACCCGAGGCGACGGTAATATTGGGAAAGACATAACTGAAAAAATGCGGTCACTAGTACCGAATACAATCCCCTTACATGAGGTCATCCAAATTACCGGAGAAGTAGTCGCTCCTAAAACTATTCCAAACGCTAGAAACTATGCATCTGGTGCATTGAATCTAAAAAGTATGGAAGAGTTTGAGCAACGAGATCTCACATTTGTAGCTTACGACATAAACCATACAGTACATGAACGAGGACGATTATATGCAGAACAAACTTTATCTATTCTTAGGGACTTCGGCTTTTCTGAAGTTAGTACGTTCGATACTGATAATTACCCTACTGATGGTAGTGTTTACAGGCTAAACAATTGTGACCGATTTGATGCAATGGGATATACCTCCCATCATCCTAGAGGTGCAGTTGCGCTCAAAGAGGAAAAAGAAGGTAGAATTACCAAGCTACTAGATGTTGTGTGGCAAGTTGGCAAGAGTGGCGTTGTAAGTCCTGTTGCTATACTTGACCCTATCGACATTGATGGAGCTATCGTTTCTCGCGCTACTCTACATAATATAGAGTACATCCGTAGTCTTGAGTTAGAAATAGGCTGCAATGTTGAAGTTATTCGTAGTGGTGAGATCATACCTCGGATTTTACGACGTGTGGATTAAGTGCACCATAGAAAAAATAATTCTTGACATAAATCTCAAAATTTCGTATAATATATTCTCAACTTCAAGGAGAACCCCTTAGTGCAAACTATTCAAGCCCCAACCAACTGTCCTAGTTGCAGTTCGTTACTTGAGTGGTCGAACGATCTACTGTACTGTAGAAATCCTCTATGTTCTGCTCAAAGCCAAAAGAAGGTTGAACACTTTGCTAAGACCCTTAAAATTAAAGGTCTTGGTCCAAGTGCTATATCTAAACTAGGCTTAGTAGACATAGATCAGATCTACACGCTCAGTCAAGATCAAATTGCTGAGGGGCTATCCTCTGAGAAGTTGGCCGAAAAATTGTACGCAGAGATTAAGAACTCAGAAGCAGCACCACTGAATACTGTGTTAGCAGCTTTTAGTATACCTTTGATTGGAAAAACTGCAAGCGACAAACTCTCCAAAGTAGTAAGTAATATATCTGAGATAACTGAGAGTAGTTGTAGAAAAGCGGGACTCGGACCAAAGGCAACTGAAAATTTGCTTAGATGGTTACAAAAAGATTTCTACTGTTTCTATGATGGGTGTCTGCCCTTCACGTATGAGTTTGATGCACCTGTTCAAAAAGAACAGCTAGGCGTTGTCTGTATTAGTGGTAAACTTAATAGTTTCAAAACTAAAGCACAGGCAGCAGACGCTCTAGAACGTAAAGGATACGTTGTGAAGTCAAGCCTTACTAAGGACGTTACAATACTTATAAACGAAAGTGGCATAGAGTCCGCTAAAACAACCAAAGCCAGAGAATCTGGTATAACAATTATTGAAAATCTATTAGATTTAATTGGAGAATAATATGGCATTGCCAAAATGGACCGAAGAACGCACCGAGGAGTTGACTAACTTCGTAGGTGACGAATCACCAATCTCTCAAGCAACTGTTGCAGAAGCAGCAGCTCAGCTTGAAACTTCTACGCGCTCAGTTTCTAGCAAACTGCGTAAAATGGGTTTTGAAGTAGAACTTGCTTCTGCATCTTCTGCTCGAACCTTCTCTCCTGACCAGGAAGCTACTTTGGCTTCTTTCGTACAGGATAACAGCGGTGAGTACACTTATGCTCAAATCGCTGATTTGTTTGACGGCGGAGCTTTCTCTGCTAAGTCAATCCAAGGCAAGATCCTTTCTATGGAACTTACCGACCATGTCAAGCCTGCTCCTAAAGTAGAAACTGTTCGTACTTACTCAGTTGAAGAAGAGGAAACTTTTGTTCAAATGGTAAACGACGGTGCTTACGTAGAAGCAATCGCTGACGCTCTTGACCGTAGCGTAAACTCAGTACGTGGTAAGGCTCTAAGCCTGCTTCGTTCTGGCGACATTGACGCTATTCCAAAGCAAGAGCACACTAAGGGTGCTGCAAAGGAAGATCCTTTGGCAGACCTTGGCGACATCACAGACATGACTGTTGATGCTATCGCCGAAGCCATTGGCAAAACTGCTCGTGGTGTTAAGACTATGTTGACTCGTCGTGGTTTGGTTGCAGCCGACTATGATGGTGCAGCAAAGAAAGAGAAAGCCGCAGGCTAATCTAACTGGCGGCCCTTCGGGGTCGCTTTATATCTTCGGGGGAAGTTTTGAATATTGCGAGTGCTTTAATCAAGCAGGTGTTGACGCTGCAGGACTTTGAGACCTGGACGTCCGTTCGCAAAGATTATTTACCCAGTGAATTTCATGCTCTCTTTGGAGTAATAGATAAACACTGTGATAAGTTTCATAGACTTCCCACACTCGAAGATCTCAAGTTTGAGGTACGAGATCCTGGAACTCTAGAAAAGGTTTATGCCCTTCAGGGTATCGAGGTAGACGTAGATGCTTTTAGCCTTCTACAGTATCTTAAAAATGAGTACACTCAAAAGGAGATTCTCAACTCCCTAGAGTCTTATGTGGAAAATTCCGTAGCTTTTGAGGATGCGGAAGAATCAGTATCACATTTACATCAGATAGTTTTAGACGTTGAGAAAAAAGTAGATCTAGAACTACCGCAAGAGAGTATGCAACGTATTACCTTGTTTGAGTCTGATGATGATATTGCCAAGTATTTACCGCTAGGTTTGAATACTGAGTACGACTACGATATACAGTTCTCTCCCAGAGATCTTGTTCTTATCGGGGGTCGTCGCGGGGCTGGAAAGTCAATGACTTGTGCTAATATCGCTCATAATGTTTTTGAGCAGGGTAGGTCGGCTATGTATTTCACTATTGAGATGGATAGTCGGTCTATTCTTCAAAGAGTTTGTTCTATTGCAACTGGAATACCTCACGCTCGTATTCGTACCAAGAATCTTGGTGTGACTGAGTGGGAGAAGGTTGCAGAATGGTGGGCCAACCGATTTCAGGATGGTCAAAAAAAGTTACAAGAGTACAAGAAACATCGAGAATTTGACGAATTTCATCATAGTCTTACAACTAACTGCGAGCTTCTCCCGACTCAGCAGGTAGATGTTGTCTATGATCCAGCTTTGACTCTCGCAAAGATCAAAGCAGAAATGGACAAAAAAGTGAAACCACTCAATGTCGGTGTAGTACTTGTCGACTATATTAACCAGGTCAAAAGATCTGCTGTTCCCAATAGAGCGGGACAGTATGATTGGACAGAACAAATAGAAGTGAGCAAAGCCCTCAAGAGTATGGCACAGGAGTATGACTGCACAGTTATATCGCCATACCAAACTGACGCTAGCGGCGAAGCGCGATTTGCCAAAGGTATACTAGATGCTGCTGATGCAGCTTATGCTCTTGAGACTTATGATCAAGAGGATGCTTGTATTACCTTTAATTGTGTAAAAATGCGATCAGCCGCTCAGCGCTCCTTTACTTCAACTATGAACTGGGAAACTCAGAAGATTGGCCCAGATAGCGCTTTGTCTCCACAAGAACGAGAGGACTCTTCTCTCAAGACTGGAGAAGATATTGATGACGTTGCTTAAAAATATTTCTTGACATTAGTTCCTCAATCCTGTATAATATATGTTCATATTCAGGAGAGTTCTAATGATTATTCGAGGAAGTATCAATCATACCTACTCTGGTAGGAAGAGAAAAGTAACAAAAGTGAAAAAAGCGCAAAAACCTTTTATTCCATTAGATACTAAAAAGTCAGCTGTATTCAAGCCGGCTCCTTGGGCTGTGCGTAAAGAGTTCAAATCAGCTCCTATGACCCCTTACAAACCCGCCGCAGATGATTCTTACAAGAAAGAAGTAAGTAAGAATTATACTGTTTCTATCGCCTTTAATAAAGGAGCATATCAGGTCATATCAGACCCAGATATCGAGCATATAGGAAAGTAATGTTACGAAATAACTTTGCCCAACGACAAAGACTAATGCGACAACAGAGTCGTAGACGACAACAGAAACAAGCTCAAGCACAAAGGTTAGCATTCGATGAATGTAGAAGAACTACTGATACAGAAGAAGATTCCATACATCCCGAAGGGGAAGGACTTCGTAGTCCGGTGTCTAAATCCGGAACATGATGATACTAATCCAAGCATGCGAATCGACCAGATTGATGGTCGGTTCAACTGTTTTTCGTGCGAATTTAAAGGAAACCTCTTTACTTTCTTTGGGGAGAAAGCGTCAGGCCTACAACTAAAGCGAGACATTTTAGTTAAGAAGATACAAGAAAAGCGCGCAGAGAATGTAGGTCTGTCGCTCCCCAAAGACCATTTACCTTATGTTGGAAATTGGAGAAACATATCCCCCAAGACTTATAAAACTTTCGAAGCGTTTGAACATGCAGGCAAGGATTATGTAAGTCGAATTAATTTTCCCATTCGAGATATTTCTGGAAAGATAGTAGCTTTTCAAGGACGACATACATCTGGAGGAACTCCAAAGTATAAGTTCACTCCTCCTGGAGTAAAGCTGCCTTTGTTTCCACAAGTATCTCCTCGCCTTGGAGAGATAATACTTGTAGAAGGTATTTATGATGTAATAAATCTACATGATAAAGGATTAACAAATGTTTGCTGCTGTTTTGGCACAAGCAATATCAATGAAGATAAGCTGCTTATGTTATCTATGAAAGGCGCTACAAAGATAGGAATATTCTTTGACGGCGATGAAGCAGGACAGAAAGCAGCAGAAAATGTTAAAGTAATGTGCGAGAAAGTTGGTCTCGTTACCAGAAACATCCATATGAAAGAGTTGGATCCTGGTGCACTTACTGAAACTCAAGTTAGAAAACTGGAGAAAAGATTATATGCCTAAAGTTGCATTAGTAGAAACTAAACCTAGTAGAACAGATTTTAGAAGTGAGTTTGACGGAGCGTTTGACTTTGATCAGTTTCAGCTCTGTTCAGACCCTAGTATTAAAAAAGTATTGAAACGAGATTGTGACATCGAAATGAACCCAGACAACTACGAGTGGGTAGTTCTAGTGGGTAGTGATGCATTGAAGTATTTTACAAAAATTAACTCTGTCACAGAATACTCTGGTAAGAAGGTAGAGGAAAAATTCTTGCCTGTAATTAACCCAGCTATGCTGAAGTTTAAGCCAGAAGCTCGTAAAACTTGGGAATCTTCCAAGGAAAATATTATTAAGTACATTAATGGTGAGATCGAAGATGTTATCATTGATGAAACTATTGCTCGAGGTATTGAAGATGCCGACGAAGCAAAAGCGTGGATACAGGAAGCTCTAGACTCTGACAGTGCGTACATCGCTCTTGACTCAGAGACTACTGGCCTATATCCTCGCAACGGACATATGTTAGGTTTATCTATGTCCTATAATGGGGAAAGTGGAGTATACATTAATACCGAGTGCTTTGACGAAGAAATCGAAGATATGCTTCGTCGTCTGTTTCTAGGTAAGAAAGTGATATTTCATAACGCAAAGTTCGATATGGCATTCTTTGAGTATCATTTCAACTTTGAGTTCCCTGACTTTGAGGATACAATGTTGCTCCATTACCTCATAGACGAGAATCCAGGAGGACACGGTCTAAAGCAACTTTCCTTAAAGTTCACTCCCTATGGTGATTATGAAAAACCAATGTACGATTGGATTGATCAACATAAGAGAGCAAACGGTCTCAATGCAGAAAGTTTCACTTGGGATATGATTCCATTTGAAGTTATGAAAACATATGCAGCCATGGATGCTGTATGTACTTTTCTACTGTACGAGAAGTTTGTAAAAATAAAACAAAACCCGAAACTATGTTGGATATATGATAATATTCTTATTCCTGGTTGCAGATTTCTAATGGACACTCAAGATAATGGTGTGCCATTTGACCGAACCCGCCTATTAGTATCTCAGGAATTGATGCAGGATAATATCGACGAAGCAATACAAGAACTATATAATTTTAAGGAGGTGAAAAAATTTGAGGAGTATCAGGGTAAGGATTTTAATCCTAACTCTACTGTTCAGCTTCGTTCTCTATTGTTCGACTTTATTGGTCTAAAACCTACAGGTAAAAAGACTGGTACTGGAGCAAATTCAACAGATGCGGAAGTCTTACAAGAGCTAGGAGAACAACATGACGTTCCAAAACACATTCTTAACATTCGCCAAAAAAGCAAGATTAAGAATACATATCTTGATAAGATCATACCACAACTTGACAGAGATAGTAGGTTGCGCACAAATTTCAACCTACATGGAACTACTTCTGGTCGCTTGTCTTCTAGTGGTAAATTAAACATGCAACAGCTTCCCCGCGACAATCCCATTGTGAAGGGTTGTATTCGCGCACAGGAAGGAAATAAAATCGTTGCGATGGACTTAACTACTGCAGAAGTTTATGTAGCTGCAAAACTTGCAGAAGATGAAGCACTAATGGATGTATTTCGCTCAGGCGGGAACTTTCATAGTTCGATTGCTAAAACAGTCTTCAAGCTACCTTGTGATGTGGCGGATGTTGCGGAGATCTACGGAACTCAGCGTCAAGCTGCAAAAGCTGTTACCTTCGGCATTATGTATGGTGCAGGTCCGAAGAAGATTAGTGAACAAGTTACCAAAGATTCTGGTAAATATTTTGGAGTAGGCGAAGCGAAAGACGTTATTGATGATTACTTCAAGTCTTTCCATAAGCTAAAAAGCTGGATTGAACAAAATCAGCGGTTCATAGAACAAAATGGTTTTGTGTACAGCTTCTTTGGTAGAAAGAGACGTCTACCAAATGTTGCTTCAGATGATGCAGGAATCAAGAGTCATAGTATACGCTCAGGACTGAACTTCTTAGTTCAATCTGCCGCTTCTGATATTAATTTATTAGGAGCTATAGATATGCACGCGCATATTCAAGCAAAGAAGATGAAGTCTCGAATCTTCGCATTAGTACATGACTCCATTCTCGCAGAAGTTCCAGAAGAAGAAGTAGAAGAGTATAGTGAAAGATTACAGCACTTTATTCAGTTAGATCGAGGCTTGAATATCTCAGGAGCACCCGTAGGGTGTGATTTTGAGATAGGAGAGGATTACTCCATGGGTAAGTTCGAGAAAATGTATGGTAATTACTTATCGTAACATTTCTAAAGTAGAGTTTCCAGTTTACATACTGGACTCTTCGAATTGGCATGAAGAAGATGGTCTTCTATTTGTGGATAATAGATTAGTAGATGATAAAAATATGCCTGGAGAAACTCTAGGTATTCGAAGATTGCAGACCCCTTTTAAGGATTTATATCCTTTAAGGGCGTCTCTCGGTAGTCTTCTTGGAATTATCAAACAGAATAGTGGGAAAGCTTTCATAGATAGTAACGGCATGCCCTTTGTCTATGAAAAGACTGAAAACTGTTCTCTAAAATACTATCGAGTTCGTAAAATAGAAAGAAAGGAAAAAGCTGCTGTATTATGGGTAAAGGATATTACTTTTCCCTTTAAGATCCCCCGCCCTCCAATGAATAACCTTCCTTGGGCGGGGATTTTACATCACAAGGGAATACCTTGGATGTTGTATGAGTACTCTGCAGAAAGACTCGCGGACACTCGAAGAAAAGTGTGAATATTTTATGGGAAGAAAAAACAGAACGCTCGCTGGTGCGGGCTTAACTTTATCTGAGATAGAGCCCCTGACACATAACCAAGTAGCCGCTTTCGAAAGTGAAAAACATTTAGTTTTACATGGAGTTGCCGGTACAGGAAAGACCTTTATATCTTGTTATCTTGCATTTGACGATATGTTGAAGTCAGTCTACAATAAACTGATTCTCATTCGTAGTGCAGTACCTACACGAGATATAGGATTTCTCCCAGGTAACGAGAAGGAAAAAAGCGCTATCTACGAGGAACCATACAAAGATATTTGTATTGAGTTATTTCAGCGTGGAGACGCGTATGAAATACTAAAAACTAAAGGTTTAGTTAATTTTATGACAACTTCGTTTATACGAGGAGTCACATTGAGAGATGCAGTAATTATAGTAGATGAGTGCCAGAACATGAGTTTTCATGAGTTGGACTCTATAATTACACGAGTAGGAGAGAATTGTAGAATTATTTTCTGCGGAGACTTCCGACAATCTGATCTCAATAAAAATGGACTAAAAGACTTTGTTCGCATTATCAAAGCAATGGATCAGTTTGATCTAGTAGACTTTGAGATCAAAGACATTGTACGCAGTGGCTTTGTTAAAGACTATATCACCGCTAAAACAGATTTGGGTTTATGAAGGCAGTAATCAGTAACAGGATCTATCTTGAGGTAACGCAAGAGTATAAGGACTTTCTCAGTAAAGAACTAACCTATACGATACCTACGTATAATCCAACAGATCCACCTCAGGTTATAAAGAACATGGTTCGTATTCGTGCGGATCTAGTGAGTATACCTGTGGGTCGTGTGGATTTGATCCCAGATGATTACGAAATAGTCGATAAGCGAACAAATGTACCAGTAGAATTTCCTGAATTTAAGTTCCCTTTACGGGAGAGCCAGCAGGCTGTTTTTGATGAAATCGAAGACAATGCTATAATTAACGCATGGGTCAGCTGGGGAAAGACTTTTACAGGATTAGCGATAGCTGGCAAGCTTGGACAAAAAACACTCATTGTTACTCACACTGTACCCCTGAGAAATCAGTGGGCAAAAGAAGTAGAAAAAGTCTATGGATTTAAGCCAAGCATTATTGGAAGTGGTAGCATGGATCTTTCTGGCACTGTGGTTGTTGGCAACACTCAAACTTTGTACCGTAATATTCCAGCAGTACAAAAAGAGTTTGGCACAATCATCTTGGACGAAATGCATCATGTCTCGTCTCCGACGTTTTCTAAAATAATTGATAGTAATTATGCTAGATATAAGATAGGTCTATCAGGCACTATCGAAAGAAAGGACGGCAAACATGTAGTATTTAGAGATTACTTTGGAAGTAAGATCTTCAAACCCCCGAAGGAAAACTTCATGCCACCTACCGTCCATGTATTGAACAGCGAAGTTCGATTCATGGACGGGTCCAATATACCTTGGGCCAATAGGGTCACAAATCTAACAAATAATGACGAATATCGACATACTGTGTCCATGCTTGCTGCGGCCTACGCCGCAAGAGGCCATAAGGTGTTGGTAGTCAGTGATAGAGTACATTTTATGAAAGCTTGCGCCGAACTGGCTGGTGAGAATGCGACTTGTATTACGGGCGAACTATCGCACGAGGAAAGAGAAGAACGTATGTCTCTGGTGAGGAACGGACAAAAGAACATTCTTTTTGGAACGCAAGCTATTTTTTCAGAAGGTATCTCTTTGAACAGCTTAAGCTGTCTAATATTAGGTACACCTATCAATAACGAGCCTCTACTTACTCAGTTGATTGGTCGTGTCATACGAAAAGAAGAAAATAAAAAAGACCCGGTGATTATTGATATACACCTCAAGGGTAATACTGCAAGAAGACAGGCTTCTACTCGCATGGGACACTACATGAAACAGGGTTATCAAATCAAACAGCTATAAAAAAATAGTTCTTGACAACAAGGTTAAACTTTAGTATAATATATGTTCTTATTTGACTGGACGAAAATTTATGACGCGTCACATGGAAATGTGCGCGAGGTAGTACGAATCTTTCGTATGCTTGTTCAAAAGCAGATACCAGAGAATCGTAAAGATCCTATTTATAAATATTCGCAGAAAGACTTTTCTGGGGTGAGTTTCATGCTACACCCTGATGTACTTCTATACCACTCTCATAAGTACGGCTATCGTGAAATGGCACAGTATATTTCGCTGTGTTCTTTTCGTTCCGCTGTAGATTTTTTAACAACACAAGATACGACTCTGGACGTACTTCTAGTACCAGGTCTAGAGCCGGAAACAATTATTAACAAAAATAGGCTACTTTACTTAGAGAATGACAGAGTGCATTTTCTATACGAAGAAGTCCCCACTACGGAGATACATTAATGGCAATTTCATTTAATCAACAAAAAGGGGCGGCACAGAAGTCGTCCATTAGCAGTTTCCAATATACAGATGGAGACAATAAATTCCGTCTAGTAGGCGACATTTTAGCTCGCTATGTCTACTGGATTAAAGGTGAGAATGACAAGAACATTCCTTTTGAGTGTTTGTCTTTCGATCGAAACAAAGAGACTTTTAACAACTTAGAGAAGGACTGGGTACGAGAGTTCTATCCTGATCTAAAGTGTGGCTGGAGCTACGCTACTCAGTGTATCGACGGCGGCCAGGTAAAAGTAGTAAATCTCAAGAAGAAGCTGTGGGAGCAAATTATTACTGCTGCAGAAGATCTTGGAGATCCTACAGATCCCGAAACTGGCTGGGATGTATGCTTCAAGCGCGTAAAAACTGGACCTCTTCCTTATAATGTAGAGTATCAGTTACAAGCACTCAAGTGCAAGCCTCGCGCTCTAACAGAAGCAGAGCTATCTGCTATTGCAGATCTGAAGTCAATGGATGAAGTTATGCCTCGTCCTACTCCAGATGCTCAAAAAGAGCTTCTTGATAAGATCCGGGATAACACCGGTTCCGCCGAGGAGATTGATGAAAGTATTGAAGATGAGTTTAACGTATCGTGATTTTATTCACTGCAGATTGGCACATAAAGCTGGGGCAGAAAAATGTCCCAGTAGAGTGGGCAACTAAAAGATACCACACGTTCTTTGAGCAAATACACGAAGTCTCAAAGAGTTGTGATATGCATATCATAGGAGGAGATCTTTTTGATCGCATTCCTAGTATGGATGAGTTGTCTCTTTACTTTTCGTTTGTGCGAGAAGTAAAAAAGCCTACTCTTATTTATGACGGCAATCATGAAGCGACACGAAAGAACAGAACTTTTCTTTCTCAGTTGAAGCAAGCCACCAGAGATATAAACCCATTAGTTAATCTTGTAGATATATCATATATCGACAAAGACCTGGGCTTTGGTGTCTTGCCCTACAGAGAGCTTCATCAAAAGGGTAGTATAGATCATTTTAATAAAAATATGCCGCTGTTTACTCATGTGCGAGGCGAGATTCCTCCTCATGTAAAGCCAGAGGTAGATCTAGATCTATTCAATGAGTTTCCTGTAGTGTTTGCTGGCGATCTTCATGCTCACAGCAACACACAGCGAAACATTGTGTATCCAGGTAGTCCAATGACTACTTCGTTCCACAGAAAAGAGGTAGAGACAGGGTATCTTTTGATAAATCCCCTTAGTTGGAGATGGACATGGCATTCCTTCGATCTACCTCAACTTTTGAGAAAAACTGTTCAAGATCCAGCAGATATGATTCCTACAGACTACCATCACACTATCTATGAAATAGAAGGTGATATTCAGGAACTCGCTGCAGTAGAGAACTCAGATTTACTGGATAAGAAAGTAATAAAACGAAATTCAGAAGCCACTTTAGTCATTGATAAAGAAATGACGTTAGAGGAAGAGCTTATCGAGTATTTAAGATATATTCTTGATTTACCCGATTCACAAATCACTAACATAATAGGGACTTACAATGATTACGCTCAAAAAGCTCAAGTGGAGTAACTGTTTTAGTTATGGTCCCGATAACGAACTGGATTTAGACGACAACACAGTAACTCAAATAATTGGTACAAACGGTATGGGGAAATCCTCCATACCGTTAATTATTGAAGAA